GATTTATCAAAACTTAGAACAGAAGAACAAGCTGCACAAATGGCAAGATCAAAATTTACTTTTGAGCCAGATGTAAATAGACCTCCAGGATCATACACTCCAGATGAACCAGAAGGTAAAGCAGATGGTGGAAGAATTGGTTTTGAAAAAGGTAAAAGAGTTTTAACAGAAATAGATAAATTAATAGAAAAATTAAATAAAAAACTTTCAAAGAAAGAATCTATGGAATCTATGGATCCAAAAACTGGAGAACTTAGAATTCCTAAAAGAGCAATTAAAAGAGCAGAAGAACCAACAGGCACAACAGTTATGGATCCTGAACCAGAGATTATAGATGAGAAAGCAATTCCAAAAAATAGGGAACCAAATGTTAATGGTGGTTTTGTCTAATGAGTGAAATTGATAAATACAGAAAGTATTTAAAATTTAAAGCAAACCCTCGTTTCTTGCGACGCGATTTTATAGTCCCGCTATATACAGGAACAGAACCAGATATCGTTCCAGAGACGGGTGTCGAGGAACTAGAGACTGTGCAAGAGTTTGAAGATGGTGGTTTTGTTTATAGTAGCGCACGACCTGGGATTGCAGGACAAGTATTAGCATTGCCAAAAAAAATGCAAAAAGTATTTAAATCAAGATATCCAGATAAAGAATGGAAAGATTTAACGAAGAAGCAAAGAAGTCAATTTAAACAAGATTTTTTAAGACAACAAAAAATTTTAAAATCAATTCCTAAAGATTACATTACCATAAATGAATTAGCAGAAAAATTAGGTATATCTGATGCAAAATCTCTTCGCGAAAAAAGAACTTATTTAGGAAAATTTATTAATGAAAAATTAAAACCAATGACTTTTGGTAGTATTCAAGGAGGAACAACTGAAAGAGGAACAAAAGTAGGAGGTAGTGTTAAATACTATAAAAACCCTAGTCCAAGATTATTAAATAAAATTCTTGAAATGAAAGAAACAAGTTCTCAAGCAGATGTTTTAAGAGATAAAACAGTTAAAAATGTAAACAAACTTTATGATGATTATTTAGATATTTATAAAAAAGGGAAACTTCCATTAATTGAAGAAATTAAAAACATGACTCCAGGAGAAGCTGGTATAGCAACCACTAGACTAGCTCAAATACTAGATGGTAAAAAATTTAGAAATGAAGGTTTAGAAAATATTAGAATAAATAAAAATGTTGCTTCAAAAATATTTGAAGAATTAAATAAACATCCATTTGGAAATCCATATAGAAGCTATTTATATAAAATAGCATTAGAAACTATTGATCAAAAATTAGGAAATAAAAAAGGTACATTTAATTCACTTAAAAAAGAAGCAGTGCAAATTTTAAAAGACGCAAAAATTCCAATATATAATATGCAAAGTAAAAATCCAAAAGGGTTTAATATAAATGAAATAGCAGGTGTTTCTGGAAGTGCTAGATCTAAAGCAGCTGAATTTTCTCAGTTCATAGATATTATGGAAGGAGAATTAAATCAAAAACAATTAGTTTCTTTTCAATCTGCATTATCTAGGGCTAGAGCAAACATAGAAGAAAATCCTGCTACTTTTAATAAAAAAATGAAATACATAAATGCATTAGCTTCTTCTCTTGAAGAAGAATATAAAGTTAAATTACCAAGAATTAGACCAGCAACACAAGTTGGAAGATATTACAATCAAGAACGATTAGCCGAACTAAATAAATTAGGTTTAGATATTAAAGCGGCCTCAGAAAGAGCTGGATATACAATTCAAATGCCAAAAGGTGCAGTTACTATTCAAGAGTTTATTAATAATCCTGAAATAAGAGATCAAATGATAGCTAATATTGGTTGTCCTACTTTAGTTAGTAAATCAATAGGGGGAAGAGTTAATTTTTCTAATGGATCTAGTTGTTATATGAAAGGTTTAGAAAAAATTCAATCTGGAAAATTAAATCAAGTAGAAAAAAAAATAGCTAAAGATTTTTTTGAAAAATCTGGAGTGGCAAGTGATGACATAAAAAATATTTTTAAAACTTCAAAAGGGCCGTCAACATTTTTATTAAATGCTTTAGATACTCTTGTAGGAATAACAAGACCTGCAATTATAGCAAATATAGGCCTTACTACTGCAGTTGAGGGTGAAAATATTTTAAGAGGACAATTAAACCCTGGTTCAGCGTTACTTGAATCTTTTACTTTTGGAGCAGCAAAAGGAGGCCCTACAAAAATAAGAGATCAATTGTTTGAGCTTGGTTCTCCTGGAACTACTAAAGTACTCAATTATTTAGATACAATTAAAAAATTTAATGATGAAATAAAATTAGAAAATAAAGCTATAGAAAATGCAAAATTTACTTTTGCCGAGTATGGAATTGATCCAACTAATGAAGTTTTAAAAAGAGAACAAAATATTAAAAATATACAAAAATTAAAAAATGAATTTGAATTGAATCCAAGTTATACTGTAACTGAAAAAGATAAAAATGATTTTAGAAATGATGTTTTAAAATTTTTTGGAGAAGCTTTTGATAAATCACTCGAAGGTACTAAAAAAACATCTAGATTTTCTGAACAAATAAAAAGCAAACCTGATAAAGTTTTAATGGATCCAGAAAGATTTCCAAATATATTTACTAGATTATATAGAGAATATGAAGGAGCAGACACACTGTTATCAGAAATAAGAGATCTAAAAGATTTTTTTAATATGGAAAAAGAGATTTTAGATGAATCTCAATTTTTGATAAAAAATAAAAATTTATTAGATGTGACAGAGGTTGCAGAGGGTTTAAAAGGCATAGGAAAAATTGAAAATGAAAAACTTCAATCTCCATTAAAACCTCAACCTCCATCTGAAGAGGAAAGAATCTCTATTGAAGAGAGGGGAGCAAGAGAAATTGACTAAAAAATTAACAACAACTGTGCCACCATTACGAGGCCCTAACCCTCAAGGCTTGAATGTTAATTATAATACTGTTAAAACAGTTAACCCGGAGAAAACAATAAATGGCAGAAATAGAAAAACAAATTCCAACAATAAGTAAACCTTTGACTCCTGAACAGGAGACAGAACTTCTTATAAGCGAAACAGAAGAAGTTAAAACTTCTCCGACTGAAATTACAGAAAATGAAGATGGTAGCGTTGATATTAATTTTGATCCAAATGCATCAAAACAAAATACTTCTGATTTTAACGCAAACTTAGCGGAGATATTAGATGATAATTATTTAAATGTATTAGGTTCAGAAATTTATCAAAATTATCAAGATTATCTTTCTTCAAGAAAAGATTGGGAGCAAGCTTACACTCAAGGGCTAGATTTACTAGGATTTAAATATGAACAAAGAACAGAACCATTTCAAGGAGCATCTGGTGCAACACATCCCGTTCTTGCAGAAGCAGTCACACAGTTTCAAGCATTAGCATATAAAGAATTATTACCGGCAGATGGTCCTGTGCGAACTCAAGTCGTTGGATTGGATACACCTGAAATACAAAATCAAGCAGACAGAGTTGCTGAATTTATGAATTATCAAATTATGGATGTTATGAAAGAGTATGAACCAGAGTTTGATCAAATGTTATTTTATCTGCCATTGTCAGGTTCAACATTTAAAAAAGTTTATTATGATGAACTTCTTGAAAGAGCTGTATCACAATTTGTGCCAGCAGAAAATTTAGTTGTTCCATACACTGCTAATACTTTAGAAGACGCAGACGCTGTTGTTCATGTTTTAAAAATGTCTGCAAATGATTTAAGAAAAAAACAAGTTAATGGTTTTTATAAAGATATAGAATTGATACCACCGTCTGAAAATAATCCATCAGATATTAAAGATAAACAATTACAATTAGAGGGAATATCTAAATCAGGTAATGAAGACGTTTATACTTTATTAGAAAATCATGTGTATTTAGATTTAGAAGGTTTTGAAGATGTTGGATCTGATGGCGAACCTACAGGAATAAAACTTCCGTATATTGTTACCATGGAAGATTCTTCAAGAAAAATATTATCAATCCGAAGAAATTTTTCCCCTGTAGATTTAAAAAAAAGAAAAATAAATTATTTTGCTCACTTTAAATTTTTACCAGGTTTAGGTTTTTACGGCTTTGGTTTAATTCACATGATTGGTGGATTATCAAGAACAGCAACATCAGCTCTTAGACAATTATTGGATGCAGGAACATTATCAAATTTACCTGCTGGATTTAAAATGCGAGGAATTAGAATACGAGATGACGCTCAATCTATTCAACCAGGAGAATTTAGAGATGTAGATGCACCCGGTGGAAACATCAGAGATGCATTTATGACTTTACCTTATAAAGAACCTTCACAAACTTTATTGGCACTTATGGGGGTCGTGGTTCAAGCAGGTCAGCGTTTCGCATCAATTGCTGACATGCAAGTAGGGGATGGGAACCAGCAAGCGGCAGTGGGCACGACCGTGGCCTTGCTGGAAAGAGGTAGCAGAACAATGTCTGCAATTCATAAAAGAATATACGCCTCTATGAAACAAGAATTTAAATTATTGTCTGATGTGTTTAAATTATATTTACCACCAGAATATCCTTATGATGTTGTTGGTGGAACAAGAATGATTAAACAAACAGATTTTGATGACAAAGTAGATATTATACCAGTTGCTGATCCAAACATATTTTCACAAACACAAAGAATTTCTATTGCACAAACAGAATTACAACTTGCAATGTCAAATCCTGCAATTCATGACATGTATCAAATTTATCGAAACATGTATTCAGCTTTAGGAGTGAGAGACATTGATAGAATTTTATTAAAACCAGAACAACCTATGCCAAAAGATCCTGCGTTAGAACACATTGATGCTCTTGCAGGAAAACCATTTCAAGCTTTTCCAGGACAAGATCATAGGGCTCATGTAACTTCACATTTAAGTTTCATGTCTACTAATCTTGCAAAAAATGCACCAGTTGTCATGGCTTCTTTAGAGAAAAATATTTTTGAACACATATCTTTAATGGGTCAAGAG